TCAAATATACGCTGCGACGGATGGCGAACGGCGAAGGTATTCTCGAAAGCGAGTTCATGACCTTGCGCGGCGACTACGCGGACATGTTAGCGGCTAAATCATCGCTGGGCGGCCACGTAACGCTGGTGTGAAATTCGATCCGCTCCGCTTCAGTCTCTATGCGCAGGACCTTGCGGAATCCATCATGAAATTTCGCATTACCGAGGACACGTTCTTCCAGCACCAGGAACGCAAGGTCGGCGAGGTGATGGAAGGCCTGGTCGGCCCCTATCGCCATGTCGTCGGCGCCGGCGGTATGAAGCGCATCGCGCAATTCGAAGTCATCGAGGAACCATCTGCAATGGCTGACGGGGCGGCAGCGGACGCTAATTTCGGAGGCGGACAGCAAAGCGCCGCCGGCTCACTGACGACCGTTCTGCCTCAGAACCAAATCGCGCCTGCGCCGATAGCGAAAGCAGCCCCCGCCGCCTATCCGATCAAGAAAACCATCACCGGTGCCAGCGCGCTCGGTGCCGACTTCAAGACGCGGATTGCAGCGGCCAAATCAAAGCTCGATGCCGCGAAAGCACAGGTCGGTGCCTCCCTCGATAATCTCGACGGCGCCGCGGCGCGTGCGGTCACGGTCGCCAGTGCGATTCAGGCGGAAGCCGATGACCTTAATGCGTCGATCGGGCAGGTTTCGAACGAATAACGGAGGTCGGTCGAGTCGGTGAAAGTTCCGGGAGATATGCGAAAGCATGAAGCTCCTTAAACCGACCATGGGACAACCGAGGTAGATCACGGATCGATCCTAGAGGTCAGGCCTCAAGAGGCGCTGAAAAGCGCTGGTCCCAATCCTTTTAACGACCGGCTGCCCATCCCGGAACTGATGGCAAAGACGCCGGCACCCGGCAATCAACAGGAGCATTGAACATGTTGACGCGCACTCGCGCAGCCGTAGCCTTGGCTGCTCTTTTGGTAAGTTCGGCGATCGCATACGGCGCCGGCAATTATTCGACCTACCCGATCGTCGGTGGTGCATCGTTCTGCGCATCGACGGTCACCGGTGCAGGCACGCCGCTTGGCGGCGCCACCGGCCAGGGTCAGGGCACCGGTGCCAGTGGGGTTTGCGCCCAGACCGTTCCGGCCGGCCCTCCAACGCTGACCGGCAACGAACTGATCCCGATGGATACGGTGCCGGGCAGCGGCGTCAATCCGCAGACGGTTACTCTTCCCTCTACCTTACTTGGGACGGGCTACGGCGGAACGACCGTTGCCACCACCACGGGCACGACTGCTGCGGTTGTGGTTGCTGATGGTATCTCCAACTTTATCTATGCTGGTGCTGGCACGGCAACCTATTCCAGCCTCACGTTGCCGCCAAATCCGATGCAGAATCAGAAGTTCTGTCTGACCGATGCGGGAACTGGCGTCCTGACCACAACTTCGATCGTGGTTGGAACCACCGGGCAGACCATCGTCGGCACTGCGGTCACCTCGCTACCTGTTGCGACTGCGGCGGGTACGGCGAGCACTGTCACACTGTCATCGAATTGCTGGCTCTACACCACAGCCAGTAAAGTGTGGTATCGCGTGCTCTGATATGAATCTCGGCGAGGTGGAAGCCTTCATCGCCTCGCTGGGACAGCATGCGCGCAAAGAACTTGATGAGATTCTGGCGGAAGACCTGAAAGGTCTCGATTGGAACTGGCGCGCATGGGCTCGCCCGAACCAGTTGCCACCCGAAGGCGATTGGCTGACCTGGCTGGTATTGGCGGGACGTGGTTTCGGCAAGACCCGATGCGGAGCGGAGTGGGTACGGGCTGAAGTCACGGCGAAACGCGCGACACGTATTGCGCTGATTGCCGAGACACAAAAGGATCTGGAAGAGGTTATGGTGTTCGGCCAGAGTGGTTTGCTCTCGGTCTTTCCGCCGCATCAGAAGCCCAGGATCACCAAGAAGCCGATCCGGATTGAGTTTCATACCGGAGCCATCGCCACCGGCTACAATGCGACAGAACCGGATCAGCTACGCGGGCCGCAGTTCGATGCAGCCTGGTGTGATGAATTAGCGAAATTCAGGTATGCTCGCGAGACATGGGACCAGTTGCAGTTCGGCCTTCGCCTGGGACAGCATCCGCGGCAGATCGTCACCACCACGCCGCGGCCGATCCCAATCCTGAAGGAGATACTGGCGGCGTCGACCACGCTGGTTTCGCGCGGTGTCACAACGGACAACGAAGCCAATCTCGCGGCGTCGTTCATCAAATCGATCACTGATAAATATGCAGGAACAAGGCTCGGCCGTCAGGAGCTATCCGCCGAAATCCTCGACGATGTGCCGGATGCGCTCTGGACACGGGCGGATCTAGATCGCGATCGTCACAAACATCCGAAACCTCTTCCGATCATGAAGCGCGTAGTGGTTGCGATCGATCCGGCGGCCAAAAAGAACGACATGCCGGAAGACGGCGCGGCGACAGGCATCATCGTGGCAGGCGTTGGCGAGGATAACCGCGGCTACATCCTTGATGATGCAACCTGTCGGGAAAGCCCCAATGGCTGGGCTCGTATGGCGGTGGCCTGTTTCGATCGTTACGACGGCAATTGCATCGTCGGCGAAGTTAACAATGGCGGTGATATGGTCGCGGCCACGGTGCGGGCGGTGCGACCGACCGTTCCATTCAAGGAGGTTCACGCATCCAAAGGAAAATGGACCCGGGCCGAACCGATCGCAGCGCTCTATACGCAGGGTCGCATCAGTCACGTCGGAACCTTTGCCGCGCTGGAGGACGAGATGGTCAATTTCGGCCCCAACGGCATGGTCGGGGAAATGTCGCCGGATCGCGTCGATGCGCTGGTTTGGGCTCTGACGGAACTATTTCCGATGATTACAAAGAAAATCGTGGAAAAGAAGCCGCTGCCGCGCACGCAACTGCCGACGCTGGATGATCGCAACGGCCACGGCTGGATGGCGAGCTAATGGCCTATCCGGCCGATGGCGGCGATGACGATCCGACACTGACCGGCGATGCGCGGATCGTTCACCGCGCCCGGCAACGCTTCCTGCGCTGCAAGGAGTTTTACGACAAAGCGTATGGATATAGTCTCGAAGACACCAAATGCGCCTACCAGGACGACCGCAATCAATATGGCTGGGACGACAAGATCTTCGCAGACCGCACCAACAAGCGCAAACCGTGCCTGACCATCAATATTATCGAGCCGCACAATCGCCTGGTCATCAACGAATCGATGATGAACAAGGCGTCGCCGCGAGTTCGGGCGACCGGCGGCAAGGCAACAGCGGATGCGGCCGAAGGCATGCAAATGCTGGTCGAGCGCACCGAATATATTTCGACTGCGACGGTCTGTTACCGAAACGCGATCACCAATCAGGTCGATGGAGGTTTCGGCTACCTGATTCTGGAAACAGCTTTCGTAAATGACAAGTCGTTCGATCAGGACGTCTATATCAAAGGCGCAAAAGACCCCCGCACCGTATACCTCGATCCCGAGGTCTTCATGGATGGGGATCCAAGTGATGCGCAATTCGGCTTCGTTTTCGACAAGATGGCGCGCGACCGTTTCAACCGCGAGCATCGCAAATATAGGAATAAGATCGGCACCTCGACGCTCGGCATGGATGCGCTCTGGCTTGGTGATAAGCATGTGCTGGTGGCGATGTATTACGAGCGCGAGGACAAGAACGACGAACTGATTTGGTTCAAAATGCCGGACGGTAGCGAGTTTCGCGGCCATCGCTCGGAGATGGAGGCCGATTCGGGCACAGAACTCGTCGACATGACGATCGATAAGATCGACAGCGGCGAGATCGAGGGCAAATACCGCGACGTCATCACCCAAAGCGTCAACTGGTATCTGATCGGCGGCGATTGCATCCTGAAGCGTGGCGACAAGCCGGAAACGCGCTGGATCGGCGAGTATATCCCGATCGTTCCCTGCTATGGGCTGAAAACCGTCATCAACGGCCAGATGGACTGCAAGGGCCATACGCGCGCCCAGCTGTCGCCGCAGCAATTGCTCAACTACAACGCCTCCGGCTCGGCGCAGTTCGGTGCGCTGCAGACCAAGACGCCATGGGTCGGTCCGTTGCGCGCTTTCGAGACCAACGAGAAGGAATGGGCGAACGCCAACGTCGAGGATTATGCCTATCTGGCGTTCGAAGATTGGGCCCAGGAGGAAGGCGAAGAGGGCCGGCCGGTCACGGCACCGACCCGCGTAGAACCACCCCAGATCGCGCCCGTCTTCATGCAGGGCATGCAGGACGCCGAGCGCTGGGCCATGATGGTCACGGGCCAGTGGCAGGCCAGCCAAGGGCAGGAGAATCCGCGTGGGGTGGAATCGGACAAGACCATCAACGCCCGCCAGCGCACCGGCAACATCGCGACCTATCATTTCACCGAGCACCAGTACGACATGTACCGGTATCTCGCCAAGCAACTGATCGGAATCTATCCCAAGCTCTATGACACCAAGCGCATCCTGCACGTCGAGGGCGAAGACCTTTCGAAGAAAATCATCACCATCGATCCAGATGCCAAGGAAGCCTTCCAGCGCATCAAGAAGGAAGAAGATACCGCCGAAGAGATCATCTTCAACCCGCTCGTAGGCGAATACGAAGTGCTCTCCGATCCCGGCCCGAACTACGCGACCCAACGCCAGCAGGCGTGGGACGCGATGACGCAGATCATCGCCCAGAATAAGGAACTGACCGCGATCATGGGCGATCTGGCGCTCAAGAACGGCGACTTCGCCGGCGCCCAGGAGATGGCCGAACGGGTCCAGAAATGGATTAAGCACACCAGCCCATGGCTGTTTGATGACGGGCAAGATCCGAACCTGGCGGCGCTTCAGCAGCAGATCGTCGAAGGCCAGCAGCTGAATTCGGAACTGATGATGAAGCTGGCCGAGGAAAAGCTGAAGGTCCGCGGTCGCGACGAGCGCAACGACGTCAAGTCATTCGATGCCGAAACGGGTCGCATGAAGGTGATCATCGAAGCCGCGGTCGAACATGTGCTGAGCCAGCAGCGCGCCGAGCATGAAGTGCGTACGCAGGCCAATCAGCACATTTTCAATGTGATCGAGCAGGCGAACGCTGCGGATATTTCGCAGGATGAGAGCGTGCAATGAGCCCAGATCCCAGATTCGACGAGATCAAAAGTGCGATTGGAAAGGGCCGGCCGGCGCGCTTGAACAGTGGTGGCCCGACAATGACGATCACGGCAATCAGCGGCTCGGGAGATGGAATCATCGAGACCGTTTGGTTTACGGAAGTCGGAGAAATTCGCAGAGATGCCTTTCATTATACGGAATTGACATTTCCCGGAAGCCGCATTGCTCCGATAGAGAGGTCCCGACAAACGGCAGTGTTGGGAGACTGGTTAGCATGATCGTCGACGGCGAACGCCTGACCAACTCTGAAGTCCGCAAGCTGATCAAGTTCTTTGATCATGAATGCAAGGAGATGGCTGGCGCCTTCTTCGAGCAATGCCGCAAGGGGCTGTTGGGCGATGCTGGTCGGTCGGAGAAATTCCGCGCGTTCTGGTCCGAGATCGGTTTCCGCTGCGGCGCAGATCCGCAAGCATGCTACGTCGAGTCGCATTACCAGAATTTTGCCGAGGATGTCCGGTGCGAACTCGCGGGTCTGCTGGCGCGGGCAGATGTCCGTGAAACCGATAAGGAGCGCATCCATAAGGCGCTCTGCGTCCAGCAAATCATCGGCATCAATTCGCAACACACGCCGGTTCAATTGAACAAGGACAGCCAGCAATTCGCCGGCGACGCCTTCGAGGTCAAAGAGATCGCGACCACCTACGGCAATCATGCCGAGCCGTCGCTGGTCCAGAAGCTTTTGAGCACAACCGCAACCAGACACTGAGGTCGTCCATGGATATCCTTCGCCATTTGTATTTGTCGTCTGCGCTTCGAGCGCCGGATGAACCCGCAGCCATCATCGACCCCATCGATCCGGTTCTCGCCGCCGATCCTGTCGCAGCCGATCCCGTTGTCGATCCTGTCGCGGACCCGGCGGCCGATCCCGCCGCTGTTGCCGATCCAGCGCCGTCCGCACCCGCCCCACTCATGATGCCGATGAAAACCTTTCAGAAGGTTGTCGGGGAAGTGCGCGAGGAAAAACGCCAGGAGCGCGCCGCCCGCGAGGCCGCCGAACAGAAGGCCGCCGATCTGCAGGCCATCATCGAGCGCATGCAGGCGGATCCGGCGGTCCCAGCAGCGGCACCTAAACCAGCCGCTCCCGCCGCGCCCGTACCAACCGAATTCCAGGCCGCCGTCAAGGCGCAGGCGGCGCACGATCGCTTCGTCGAAGATACCGTCGGCGTGCGCAATGCCGGCATGTCGGCATTTCCCGACTTTGCGCAGTCGCTCGACATTCTCGCCGCGGTCGGCGCCACCACCAACGACGATTTCGTGGCCGATCTGCTCGCGGTCGACAAGGCCGGCGCTCATATTCTCGTCGACAAGCTCGCCAAGGATCCTGAAAAGGCGGCATCCCTGGTCGGTATGGATTCCCGCCGCCGCATTGCGGAGCTGACCCGAATGGCCGATGCGCCAAAGACCGAAATCAAACCTGAAGCGCCGAAGCCTGCTGCGATCAGCAAAGCACCCGCGCCCGCGCCTCGCCTTGCGCCGCTCGCTTCCGCACCGGAGGTCGATCCGACCACGCCGGACGGTGATGCGAAAATGGACGATAAGGCATGGGAGGCCTGGTACAAATCGAAGTATATGAAACGGACCGGATAAATGCTGAAAGCCGTCGATGACGACACTGGAAACGTCCAGCCGATCCGTACCGATGCAGTGATCGCCGCTGAATTACGTGCCGAGATAGGTCCGCTGCTCGACCAAATTTGCGTCATAATGTCGAAGGCGCGCATCGAGGGTTACGAGGTCACATGGGCGATCATGCCGGATTCGTTCGGCCGCCATATGCGCTGCGTTGAGATCGCGATCAAGAAGCAACTCTAGAAAAGTCTATAAACTCCGTCGACGGCGCTGCGCAAAGCGGCTTCGCGTCGCGCAGTCAACGGAGGCACGCGCTGGTAAATTCCGCGACTACAGCGACGCGGTGCAAGGTTCAAGAAACCCGCTCTTTCTCGCAAGCGTTATTGCGAGCTTCGCAGGTCTGATAATGCGGTGACTGCGCGCCGCTACGATGATCACCGATCCGAACCGGATATCGAGAACCGGGTTTTCCGTCCCGCCACTTCCGTTTTTCTCGCAATCGGGCTTGCGAGAGACACCGCGACCGTTCGTGTCGCATCCCCCTTCATCCGTGCGCCCTTAGAGGTGGCGCCGCCTAATCTTTGGAGCCAACCCGATGGCCGGCAATAACCTGCTTACGCCGAGCATGATCACTCGGTATTCCGTCCCGCTTTTTCTCAACTCCAACATGTTCATGATGTCGGTCAATCGCGATTACGATGACCGCTTCGGCCAGGAAGGCGCCAAGATTGGCGCCCAGCTGCGCGTTCGTATTCCGAACGACTATGCGCCGAGCGACGGCCCGGCATTGTCGCTGCAGGATACCATCGAGCAACAGGTGGTGCTGACAGTCGCAACCCAGCGCCACATCGACATTGCCTTTACCACGGCTGAGCGCACGCTTTCGATCGAGGACTACAGCGAACGCTTCATCATGCCGCGCATGAACAAGCTCGCCGGCAACGTCGCCCAGACCCTGATGTTCTCATCTCAGGGTGCCATCTGCAACGCGACCGCCAATGTCGATGCCAACAACAACATCCTCGCCATCAACCAGGCCCCGGTTCTGAATGCCGGTGCGCTGCTCGACGACAACTCGGCGCCCGATCTCGGAACGATGGATGCGCGCAAGCTCGCCAATGATCCGCATACCGATGCCAAGTTGGTGTCTTCACTCGCTGGGCAGTTCAACCCGGCAACGCGCATTTCCAGCCAGTACATGACCGGAACGATGAAAAACGCGCTCGGTTTCGACATGTTCCGGGACCAGACGGTGATCAAGCATACGACGGGATCGGCTACCACCGCGACCGTCAGCGGCGCCAACCAGACCGGCACCGCGATCACGACCTCGGCGTTGTCTGGCACGCTGAACCAGGGTGACATCATCACCGTGGCCGGCGTTCTCGCCGTCAACCGCACCACGTTTGCGTCAACCGGTCTCGCACGCCAGTTCACCGTCACGGCGAACGTGCTTAGCGGGGCGACCTCGATCCCGATCTATCCGGCGCTGATTCCGCCGGCATCCAGCGTTCCCTACGCGGGACTGCCCTATACCGCGCAGGCCTACATGACGGTGACGGCATCGCCTGCGAATAACGCGGTTATCACACCATTCGCCAATGCCAGCGTGACCTATCGGCAATCGATCGCGTTCCAGCGCGAGGCGGTGTCGCTGGTGATTGCCCCGTTGTGGATGCCCTCCAATGGCAGGGGCGTGGTCGAAGCGGCACGCCATGAGTTCGATCGATGTTCGCTGCGGTCGTTGGTGGTCTATGAGTCGGGGACCGACCAGGCCGTCGACCGTGTCGACGTACTTTTCGGGTATTTTTGGCCAAGAGGCGAATGGGCCGTCGCCACGCTGGACAGCTTGTAGGGTCCTTCAAACGTCATCTAGCTTAAGGAGAACACCAAATGACCACCAATTTTCCGGAAACCGATATCGAAACGCCGACCGCACCGCCGCCTCCGTTGGTAAAGCCCGATGGCCGAACGCCGGGCGGGGCGCGGCGGCCGGACTTGAATCCAACCGGGTTCGTACATCCCGACGTGGTTTCCGATTACAACAAGGAAATCATCGAGGGCGTTAAAAACCCGCCCGGGGCCCATGATGGGCTGTTGAAAGACGGCTCAACCGGCCATCTGATCGGCATTGAGCAGCAGCCCTTCGCTGCTCATCCGGACGTTGGCGCGGAATATCCCAAATGGATTGTGCCGCATGATGAATCGCATGTCAGCATCAACCGGAATCTCGGTGAGGTTCGTGAAACCGGCGATTGGGAAACCGAAAAAGACATCGAGCAGCGTAGCTCGGCCGAGAAAAATCCCGGCAAATCCGAACTGAAAAAGGACGGTGACAATTTGACCGTTCCGAGAGGTGCCGTCGTCGGCGTTCCAGGTTTCACCCATCATGTGCGGCGTCATGACGGTGCGCTCATGGTCCTGGTTCATGACGAGGCCGAAGAAAAGCGGGCGATGGGCGAGCACGCGGACACCAAGGCGGCCGATAGCGTTTCTGCGTCCGAGCGATGGGAAGCAGAGAGCGCTTACCATGAAGAACTCCAAGCGAAGCATCGCGAAACCAGCGACAAGCGCATCGCGGAAATCGTCGTCGAGCGCCGCGAGGCGAAAATCAAGCAGCGGGAAAAAGAGCTTGAGGACGAGCGTAAATCCCTCGATGCGGTAAAGTCCGGGAAGACATCCGGTACTGAACCGCATCGGTCGGAGATGTTCGAGGTTCAGGCGGCCACCAAGTATCAGGCGTCGGTTGAGCATCCCGTCGCCGCTCAAGAAGCGGATGCAAAAATCGGCCCGGAAGACTGGACCACCAGGCAAGGCCCGGTCGATGTGCATCCGGACAAGTCTGTCGGCAACCAGGGTCAAGGCACCTCGACGCTTGGATCGACGATCACCCCGAAATAATTTTCTGGAGGAAAACAAATGTCTGAAGAACTCAACGAAGCCCTGACCGAGGGGATTCACGTCGACAAGTGGTCGCCTGGTGACTGGGCGACTACGCCTAATTATGCCGATGATGAGTGGCAGCCCGATATCGATCCGCCGCGCATCAACGATTATGCGGCCTTCAAGAAGCACAAACATTACGGTCAATACTTCCGTGCCCACCGCTATCAGGCGTTCCCGGCCTGGGTCTATCACAAGACCCTTGAGCCAAAGATCGTCAACAGCAAGGAAGAAGTGCTGGCGCTGGGCCCCGAATGGTCGCCGACGCCGAACAAGCCGCGCATCGACATGACCGGCAAGTCGCTGCCGGTGAAAACCGAAACGCAGGTTCTCGGCGAGGTCATTGCTCGAACGATGGCCTCCAAACAGCAGGGCTCGGGCGCTGTCGATCCTGCCACGATTGCCGCTATAGTCGCGGCAGTTATGGCTTCGTTTCCGCAGAACAACCCGACACCGGCACAGAAGGCCGCTGCGATAGTTGCGTTGGACGAAGTAGGATCCCCAGAGGAAGTTTTTTCGGCTTTCAAAGACATCGAACGTGACGCCCTGATCGAATTGGCCGAGACCAACAACGTCAAGGTCGACAAGCGCTGGAGTAACGACCGCATCAAGAAAGAACTCGGCCTGTAAATGCCCAACGCTCCCGCTCAGCAGCTGCCGGCGCCGTATGTTGTCTCGGCGCTGCTGGCGGAAGCCTTGATGATCGGTGGCATCGTCGGGATCGACGAGAGTATCGAGCAGCCGGTCATCAACCTCTCGCTCAACATCGCCAACGACCTGATCGCGCAATGGCAGCATGAGCGCTATATGGTCTATCAGCTGGTGGATTACGGGTTTACGTCGACCGGAGCGCAAAGCTACACGGTCGGCGCGGGCCAGAACTACGATATCAATCCGCGGCCCGATCGTCTGGAATTCGCGTTTCTACGCCAGGTCGTCAACAATGGCTCCCCGGCGCCGAATGCCGGAACACAGCCATTCGATTGGCCGCTGGAAGTCATCGACGCGCATGAGGACTATGCAGCGATTCGCCTGAAGACGCTGGGCACGTTTTCGTCCGCGGTATTCTACGATCCGGGCTGGCCGATCGGGAAGTTGAGGCCATGGCCGGTGCCGCAGGCCGGCATCTATGAGCTTCATATTCTCTGCAAGCAGACGCTGCAGCGCTTCCCCGCATTGCAGGAGACTGTAGCCTTTCCGCCGGAATACGGCGCCGCGCTGAAATGGTGCCTCGCGCGCCGGTTTCGCGTCGCATTCCAGATGCAGCGCGATCCGGATTTGAACATCCTCGCCGCGCAGGGCAAGAACATCATCCGCAAAGCCAACGCGCAGATTCCGACGCTGCGCTATCCGCGCGAACTGATCCGCAATAGCGGGTCGTCATACAACTATCGCAGCGATACGCCATGACGACGCTCGATTACGTCAAATCGGACCGCGGCATTTTGATCCCTATTCAGGGACCGCCGGATAAGCGCCCAAAGAAGATCAAGGTTCCGATACGTAACGGAAAAGTAAATCCTGATGGAGCGATCATCATGCTTAGCGCGACGATTGGTGCCACGCGCGAAATGGCCGAAGTGATTTACCGCAAGTTTGGTTATGAGCCCGAGTTCATCGAAATCCCCTGACCCTCCCGCGGAGAACCGATATGTTCAAGACCATCCTCAATATGTTGGCCGGCGCGATGATCGTCGCAGCCGTGGGCGCGGCATTCGCGGTAGGAAACCCGCCCGTCAATGGTTACGCAGTGCCGGACGGTGTATGGCTGCTCGGCCTCGCCGGGGGTCAAAACAACAGCTATCAGTCGGGTATTACCGCTGCCGGCACGACACAGGCGACCGCAACGCAATTGCCGAGCGGCATTGCGCTGATCGAAGCCGATACGGTCGCCTCGAGCACCGGGGTCAATCTTCCTCCTTGTTTGCCAGGCACGGAACTCAGTCTTTATAACAACGGTGCGCAGACGCTGACGGTCTATCCCGCCGTTGCGAACAACCCGGTGACCGCGGCACAGGACACCATCAATAACGGCACGTCGCTTACCAGCGGAATCGCCACGCACGTCCTGCAATATTTTTCCTGTGCCAAGGCCGGCGTCTGGGCGTCGAAGTAGCCCTTGCGGACAGAACATCATTTCTATGGCTGGCATGATCCGCGCCGCGGTTTCCTGATCAGCCGCTATCCGCCGGATGCGCCGGTGCGCCCTGCCGTCGCTTACGACAGCGCGGACGAAGCGGTCGCCGCCGTCAAGCGCTCGCGGCGTCTGGCGAGCGTGCTGTGGATACCGCCATTGCCGAAAGGCCTGTTGAGCCATGTCGATCAACGCTAATTCGCATTTGAGAAAGGTGCGGAAGGCGATCTACGGCTGGAAGGTCGACGGCAAGTTCTATACGTCGCTGAAGTCGCGACCGGAAAATGCGCCGCGCAACGAACATGCCACCGCGCTTGAAGCGTTGGCGGAAGCCTCGAAGCGGAATCTGTCGCTGGTCTGGGAAAGGGATTCCGTCTGATGGGATCGGTCGTCAATGTCTCCGGCCGCAACCTGCCACCGCCGCAGGTCCCGTTCGTCAATCCGCCGGATCCGAAGAATTCTGGCGTCGACTATGCCCTCAGTGATACGGGCTACCAATTCCTGCTCAATCTGCTCAACCATGCGACGTCCTCGTTGGCCGCAGGTGTCGTCGATAAAAGTCTCTCCGCGACGGGGAATAACCAGGCGACTGCGCTGCAGCTCAATGCGGACTGGAATGAATTCGATCATGTTCCTGCGGGCAGCGGAGCGTTGCTTTCCGCTTTGCAACCAGGACAGATCCAACTCGTCTTCAATGACGATCCAGCGCAGGCGCTTCTGGTCTATCCGCCGCCCGGGGGCACCATCAACCGATTGAATGAGAACGATGCGTTTTCAGTTCCGTTCAATGCCAAGACGACGTTCTACTTCACCACCGCGACCGAAATCAAAACGTGAAGATTCCGCTCAATTCCGGTGCCTACCAGAACCGCTCGCTGATCGCCAACGCGCAGCGCTCGGTCAATACCTATTGCGAAAACAACCCGGAAGAATCCGATCCGGAATCGCCGTTCACTCACTACGTCCGGCCGGGCAACAGGCCGCTCGGGGCGCCCCCAGTGCCGGGACGGGGCCGCGGTGTTTTCCGGGTATCCAACGGCGACCTCTATGGCGTGGCAGGGCCGAACGTCTACTACATCGACAAGAACTGGAATTTCAACCAGATCGGCGTGATCCAGAACCAGTTCACGCCGGTATCGATGGACGACAATGGCCAGTCGAACGGCAACGAGATTGTCCTCGTCGACAATTCGCCGCTCGGCTACCAGATCAACATGACGTCGCGCCAGATGACGCAGATCGTCGATACTACGGGATTGTTTTCAGGATCGACGCGGGTAACTTTCTTCGACACGTTCTTCTTCTTCAATGAAATAGGCACCAATAATTTCTACTGCTCGCTTTCCGAACAAGTCGCTTTCAATGCGCTCGACCAAGCCTCGAAAGGAACGTTCGGCGATCCAATCCAGGCCATCATCGCTTGCCAGCGCACGCTATGGCCAGTTGGCACCATGACCGCTGAACCGTGGTTCAACGCCGGCGATCCGATTTTTCCGCTTGAGGAAGTATTCGGCCAGATCGTGCCCCATGGCACTATTGCGCCCTTCTCAGTTTGGACACAGGACGTAAACGCAGGTTGGTTGGATCAGAACAAGGACGGGCGCGCGATCATGATCATGATCGAGGGCTATGGTGCCAAGCGCATCTCGACCTACGCGCTGGAAGACGAATGGCTGACCTATCCGACGCGGTCGGATGCAATCTGCTACACCTACCAGCAGGGCGGCCACAGTTTCGTGGTGATTCATTTTCCAAGCGCCAATAAATCATGGGGTTATGATCGCGCGACCGGCCAGTGGCATGAGCGCGCCTATACCGACCAGAACGGCAAGCTCAATCGCGAGCGCGTAGCGTTCCATGCCTTTGCCTATGATACCAACGTGGGAATGGATTGGGCAACGGGGCAGATCTACGCGCTCGATCCGAATTACATGTTCGACAACGGCCAGCCGATTTCCTGCATCCGCTCGTTCCCGCATGTCGTCAACGAGATGCATCAAATCACGGTGCCGTGCTTCACGGCGGACATGGCGACTGGCATATTGCCGGGTTCGTCCGAGCTGCCGCAGATATCGTCGCCATGGAGTTCGGGGTTCGGAACGGCACTGCCACCTATCGTTTTAACGCCGGCTCCTGGATGGACCGTCACGCCGGGACAGGAAACTGGAATAGGTCGTAATCTTTCTTGGGGTCCGCAGGTCAAAATGGGTCCGCCTCAGATCGCACTCCGCGTATCCAAGAATGGCGGCGAGACCTTCGGTAATTATCGATTCAAGGAACTGGCGAGCGCCGGGCATTATCGATCGATGCTGCGCTGGCGGGGCTTGGGCCAAGGACGTGATTGGGTCTTCGAATTATCGTGGGTTGCAGGCATGACGACGGGTCTCAACCAGGCGTTCCTCGATACGCCGATCGTGCACGGGGCATGATGCTGATCCGCCGCTCCTTCGATGCATCCGAGATCAACCCAATACTGAACGATTCTTCGGTATTCGAGTCCATCAAATTGCCTGGCATCGCGGCAGGCGACATGGATGTCACGGAGTTCGTCTCGAATCCGCTCAACGTGCTGCTGATGGCGGAAGGCGGCGGCATTATCTTCGTGCAGCCGAAGGTGGGAAATAACGAACCCTCCGGCGGAATCTATGATGTCCATACCTCGTTTCTAGAAAATCATAGAGGCAGCCACGCCATCCGCGCCTCACGCGAGGCCTATCGCTGGATGTTCACGCATACCGATTGCATGATTTTGCAGACCCGCGTGCCTTCCTTCAACAAGGCCGCAGCAACATTCTGTCGGATGGTGGGAGCTACGCTGGAATTCACGCGCAAGAATGCTTGGCCGACGGAGCCGCCGGCGGACATGTCATACTGGTCGCTGAAATACGAAGACTGGGTCAGGAATGCGTCGTGCCTGATCGCGAGCGGTCGCGCGTTTCATACCCATCTCGACGAAGAATTCGCCCGCCACAAGGCGCTGCACGACAACCATCCCGACGAGGAATGTCATGACCGCTATGTCGGGGCCTGTGCCGAAATGATCTACGGCGGCCAGCCGGAAAAAGCGGTCGTGCTCTATAATCGATGGGCCCGATTTGCCGGCTACGGAACGATTGCAATGGTATCGCGCTCGCCGCTTTTGATCGACATCGGATCGGCGCTGCTGATGATCGAGAACGACAACTATAGGGTGATCCAATGCCGTTCACCGCGCTGATCGCCGGAGGCATAGGGGCGGCGGGATCGGTCGGCTCGGCGCTGATCGGTGCCAATGCGTCGAAAACGGCTTCGCAGCAGCAGGTGGCATTGCAGCAGCAGGCGCTGGCGCAGCAGAAGCAGATGTTCGGCGTCGCGCAAGGAGCGTTGCAGCCCTATGCGACAGCCGGTCAAAGCGTCCTGCCGACCTTGCAGGGCCTGATTACGCCGGGATCAAACCAGAACGCGCTATTATCGCAGACACCGGGATTTCAGTTCGCGTCGCAATACGGAACGATGGCTGCGACCAATGCCTTGTCAGCCAAGAGCGGCGCGTCGGCAGGCCCGCTGGCGGCGGCGATCTCGCAGTACAATAACGGGCTCGCGCAAAATACCTGGGGCAATACGGTCAACGCGCTGCAGGGCTATGCCGGGATGGGCGCCAGTGCCGGCGGCGCGCTGGCGGGCGATGCGATCGGCAGCGGCAACGCCATGGCCGGCACGCTGACCAATACCGGAAACGCACTGGCATCCGGCACGCTCGGCAGCGCCAGCGCGCTATCAGGCGGGGTTACGGGGGCGAGCGGTTCGGCGCAGAATGCGCTGCTCTATAGCCAGTTGTTCGGCAATGGCGGCGCTGGCGGCGGGCTCTACACGCCAAGCGCGATCGGTAATATTGGCAACATGAATGCGGCCTCAGTGTCGGATGCACAGTCTGCTGCCTATGGCAAGGCGATGGGCTTCACCTGATGCCGAACGCCCTCGACAGCGGCATGCCGCCGCCCGCAGCTGCGCAGGAAGGCGCGCCAGGCAATGCGCTGCAGCAGCAATCCGGTCCGCCGGCGAATGGTGCCGCACCTCCTGCAGCCCCGCCGCCGCCTCCGACGCACGAGCAGACGGTCGCCGCCCTGCGGCATTTCGATGCGATCAAGGGCGAGTTGACGATGCTGCTGAAGGATCCCGCCGCGGGCCGCTCCGATCTGAAATCCAAGATCATCGACGGTGTGACAAAGCTCGTCTCGGAACGGATGCTCACCGCTCCACAGGCCGTGCAGCAACTGGACCAGGTGCCGTCTGACCCGTTGCAGCAGCGGAAATGGATGCAGACCATGCTGGCGCAGACGGTGCAGGCGGAAAACGGTCTGCTCGATCACTACGGGCAGGGCAATCCGTCGCTGGGCGATGTCGCGGGGCATTTTGCGGGCAATGCCGGCGGCAAGCGTGACGATCATATGGAGCATATCAAGGCGCTTCACGCGAATTATTCTGGAATGGTGCACTGATGCCAGATATTGCTGCGCCAACCTATCCGACCTATCAGCCGACGCAAAACAATGCGCTGGCGAGCGATCCCGCAAAGGTCGTTGGATTGATGGGTGCGCTCAACCAGCAAAAGCTTTTCAATGCGACGTTTCCAGCCGTTTCGCAACAGCCGGAAGCGGCATTGCAAGGCCAGAATATCGCCAATACCACCTCGCAGAACAGCCAAAACGAAGCTGCCGCGCAAATCGTGGCGCATCATCTCGGCACGTTGCCGGATAATGCCTCCCGCGACGATTTCTTTCGCATGAAGGCCGCGATCCGGGCGATTCATCCGAATATTCCGGCGTCGACAATCAATACGGTCGCCGATATCGCGCTGCGCGAGCCGAGAGGAATCAAGCAGGGGATCGCCACGCTGCGGACCATGGGAACGTCGCCTGAATCGATGGTGTCGCCAGAAACCGGACCCCCGAGTGCGTCCGGAGCGCCGACCGTTATCCGCCACACGACTGCCATTCGCGGCGGCGGGTTCGAAACTGGGCTGGCGCCGGGCGAAGCTGGGCTTTCCGAGTCTGCCGCGGGCCGCGCCGCAAAGCTGCAGTCCAGCGCATCGACGTCGCCGCAATATCATGCGGACCTCGAAAATCTAAAGGCGGATTCGAAGATTCTAGATAATCTCGGGGGACCGACCTTCGAGGTCGAAAAGAAACTCAACCAGCTTTCGGGCCGGCTGGGTGGTTTCGGCATCACCATGACTCCGGAGCAACTGAAAGCCGGCGAGTCCTTCGACAAAATCGCCAACCAGATCAGCCTCAATCAGTCGCAACTCTTTCATGGCTCCGATGCCGGACTGCATACGGTCGTCGGCGCCAATCCTTCGACATCGATGTCGAAGTTCGGACGCGAAGGCGTCATCGACATGCTGCACGGCAACCAGGACGCGATCGACGCCACCCGCAAGGCATGGCTGGCGGCGCGGGCCAATGGTGCCAAGCCTGGAGATTACGATCTGTTCGCCGAACGGATGGGTCAGGAAATCGACCCGCGGGTGTTCCAGTTCAATCGCCTAAACCGTGAGAACCAGCAGAAGTTTCTCTCGCAAATGGACCCCGGCGACATGAAGGAATTCGAGGGCAAATTTAAGAACGCGCTCTCACATAAGTGGGTCAAACCGCTGAAGGCACCAGAGAAGACAACGACCGATGCCGGTAAATGATCTCTCGGCCAGGGACAAAGACCTGATGGTGCGAACCATCCTGGGCGAAGCGGCGCAGGAAGGCCCGCGGGGGCAGGCGGCGGTCGCGCATGTCATCCTTAACAGGACGGCGGCGGGCTCGTATGGCAAGACACCGACCGACGTGATGCTGGCGCCTCACCAATTCGAGCCATGGTCGACGCGAGCAAAGGAATTGGCAGCGATCAAGCCGTCGAGTCCGGCCTATCGCGAAACCTCGGATATTGTCGACATGGTGACGAACGGCGATATCCCGGATCCGACTAACGGTGCGACCCATTTTCTCAATCCGCAGATCGTGCGCGCGCGGCGCGGCGGATCGCTGCCGAATTGGGCGCAAGCGCCGGTCGCCCAGATCGGCGGACATACGTTCTACGCGCCGCAGGGTCCGGTTGCGGGCGTCGGCGTCGATCCGCTGGACGCGATTAACCGCGCGATCGAGAGCAACTGACAATGGCCGACGATAGCGATAGTATTTTCGCTAAGGCTGGCTTTGAGGTGCCGAAAGCGTCTGATGTAAAACCGGTCGCAACAACCGCGGTCAAAGCGTCGCCGTCGATATTCGAGTCTGCCGGGTTTGAATTGCCCGGCAGATCGGCCGCTGCGACGCCAGCCGCGCCATCGTGGCAGGATCATGAAGCGCTGGAAAATTTAGCGGCGCAGGGCGGCGTGGCGCCGGCACAAGTGCCGCCTGCTGGTCCAGGTCGCGGGATGTGGCAAGCCACAAAAGATTATGTAGCTAATATTCCTCACGCTCTCGCAGAGACGATAGCGGCCCCCGGCAACGTGCTTGCGTCGCCGACGCCTTCGACCAGTGAGAGCCTGATCCCCGATGCTTTTGGGATTGCGGGCTTGATCACGGGCAAAGAATTTCCCAAGGCTGCTGTTGGTGCGGTCGCCGAAAAGCTGGGACCATCGAGGCGGGCGACGAACGCTTTGGTCAAAGCCGTAGGCCCGGAGAACGTTTCCGAGGCCGTCAATCGATTGCAATCAAATCCTAGGCTGACACTGGCGGACGTTTCCGATCCGGTGCGGTTAACGACTCAAGGGTTGATGGCAGGCGGTACGCCCGATGTGCAGAATTTTATATCGAGCAGTGTTCGCGACCGCGCCGCTTCAAGGTTAGATGCTGCAAATACGGCATATACGGAGGCGATGGGGCCAACGCCAGATATTACCCAAATGGTCGCCGGTTTGAAGCAGCGTGCTTCACAAGCGGTGGCAGACCACGCAAAAAGCACCGATGCCGCTCTCGATAAGGTAATGGGTCCGTCAACTGACCCCTATACGGTTTTACAAGATACGATGAAGCGGAGGTCTGAAGAGGCCGCACCTCTTTATGAAAAAGCGCTATCGCATCCTGTAGCATGGGATGAGCGTCTTCAGCAATTCATCGATGACCCGATCGTGAAAAGCGGCATTGCTAAGGGCGTATCCATTCAGCGTTTGGAATCGCTCGCAGAAAATAAGCCGTTTAATCCTAACGATTTTGCAATCAAGGGGTTTGATGAGGCGGGAGATCCGATATTAGGTCAAACCCCCAATATGCGTACATTGAATGTCGTGAAAAAAGGCCTTGATGCGATGGTGGATGAGTCGAAAGACTCAATGACCGGTCGTCTTTCGGAGCAGGGTCGGGCAATTGATAAGGTTCGATCTGCCTTTCTCCAAAAGCTCGATGACATCAATCCCGATTACAAGGCAGCGCGTCAGGCATGGGCAGGTCCATCGCAAGCGATGGATGCATATAATCGCGGATTGAATATTTTCCAAAATCAGGCGGGGTCGTCTGGCGTAAAATCTACGCCTCAAGCACTGGCGTCATGGTTCAACGGCGCATCGAAGGCCGAGCAGGACGCCGTTAAAATAGGAGCGAGAGCGGCGCTGAACCATCAGATGAAAACGGTTGGAGATCCAGCATCAAAAGCAGCCTCCTTGCTTAATAAGGATGTAAATCAGGGAAAGTTCGCAACTCTGTTCGGAAAAGAAAATGCGGACAATCTGACTCGGCAACTCAATTTCCATTTGGAAGATCCTGTAGGCAAAGCCTTTAACGAGGGCTTTGATGTTCTAAAGAACAGGGGCGGCGCCAATGGTTTGGAAGATCGCCCGGAATTTCTGAAGCAGTGGATGCAAGGCGCGACGCCCGAAGAGGTAGTAGCCAAGCGGCTCGGAGTGCGGCTTGATATCGATCAGAAGATCAACAGCGTGAAGAATGGCGCTCTCGCTGGCCAGAACATCACAGCCATCCCTTACAACCAGGAAAAGCTTGCTCATCTTTTCGGGGATAAAGAAGCAAGCCGTCTTGTTCGCGTGATGCAGGATGCAAAACGCGAGGCCGATACGAATGCCGCGATCGTTTCCGGGTCTAAGACTGCCGAAACTAAATCTGCGGCTGATCGAATTAAGGTGAGAGAAGTAGGGGGCGGCAATCCCCTGCAATATATAGCGCCTGTGGCGGCAGAACTTCTAGGGCAGAGCGCAGGACTTCCCGGCGCTGGTCTTACCGCCTCTATTTTGGCGAAGGGCGTTCACATGGGCGCGCAGAAGCTGGGCCAGATGCACGATATCGCCACCAATATGCAAATGGCGAAAAGCGCTTTAGCGAGCGGGCGGGCGCGGCAGGAAACCATCAACGCGCTTCTTTCGCATCCGACTGTCGTGCGAATCCAGCAGTCGAAGAAAAGCTCGAATGCGCTGGCTGCGCCATAGGCGATGCAGCCCTCTGATCAGCAAGGCAAAAGGCATCAGCAGAATAGGCATTCCGCTCGGGATATCGCGGTAGGTGGTTCGGTGACAGATCAGCCACATCGCACCGGTCCAGCAACTCAATAGAAAAACAGCCAACAGAATACGCGGCAGAACCTCGATTTCTGCATTCAAAGGCTACATCCTTCCATGAAATTCAAATCCATCTTCGCGGCGCTCTTTGCGCTGGCCTTGTCGTGCGGGCAGGTCTTCGCACAAGCCACGATTTTGCCGCCGGGCGAGACTTGTTTCCAGGCCCAGGCCGGCATCAACGGCATGGTCGGCGTGCTCGGCACCATCACGGGCGGTTCTCTCTATACCAACGGCAGTTACGGCGGCATCCCGCTCACCGGGGGTTCGGGCAGCGGCGCAACCGCAAATATAACCGTTTCCGGCGGAATTGTCACGACGGTGACCGTCTTAAATCCGGGGATACAATATGTCACCGGGGATGTTCTGAGCGCGGCAGCGGTCAATATCGGAGGTACCGGAACCGGATTTTCGGTACCAGTTTCAAGCACTTCGATCAATTCGTCGCTGGCCGGCGGCTCGGTCGGGTTCTACATCCCGAATACCCAGACTTTCAAGCAGACATGGCAGGACGCCGGCGAAGTCACACTCAACCAGAATCCGGTTCCGCTCGACCAGAACGGCTGCGCGGTCATTTATGGAGCCGGCATCTACCTCATGGTGGTGCAGGATTCGCTCGGCAACACGGTCTATTCGCAGCTCACCGCCTCGACCTCGCCACAAGGCATCTATTTTGCGGGCACCGCCGGGGGCACCGGCAACGCCATCACCATCACCGATACGTCGTTTGCGCTGCAGGACGGCGCCAGCATCCAGTTTCGGGCAATCGCCTCCAATGCTGGGCCCGCCACGATCTCGGTTTCCGGCGGCGCGCCGATCGCCATCGTGGTCGATACCGCCTCGGGACCGGCAGCGTTATCCGGCTCGGAAATCGATGCGTCAAACATGCCGATCGTGTCCTATGACGCGACCAATATCGAATTCCATCTGGTTAATCCGGCTGCTTCGACCTCGAGCGGCGGCGGCAGTTCGGCAAGCCTGACCCCGCCGCAAGGTTATCTCAATCTCGTGGGACAGGCGACCGGTGATGTGGTGCAGACCGGCGACGTGGTCGGAACGGCGACGGTCTATTATTCGCCGTTCGTCGGCAACACGATCCCGATCTGGAACGGTTCGACCTTCAAGAGCGTGACATTCTCGGAATTGACGGCGACGCTGACGACCGCGGGAAGCGCATCTGCCGCGATCCAGGATTCCTGCGTATTCTCCAATAACGGCGTTCCGACGCTGGTGACAGGCCCGACGTGGACAAGTCCCACCGCAGGAGCCGGTAATAGGGGAACTGGCGCAGGGAGCGCTCAGCTCACTCGGCTGCAGGGCATCTGGGTCAATGCGATACCCATCATCGGATATAACGGGCTTTCGTCCTATACGATCCCCGCCAATCAATGCACCTATGTCGGCTCGCTCTCGATCGATGCCACGGCGGGTCAGGTTTCAGCCTATCGGAGCTACGGACAGTCGCGAAAGTTCGGGGTGTGGAACGCTTATAATCGGCAGAAAATAATTTTGCAGGCTGGTGATCCAACGGCAAACTGGACCTATGCCTCGGCGACCGTCAGACCCTCGAACGGCAATATCGCCAACAACGTGACGGTCTTCGCCGGCCTTCCGGAAGAGATGGTGACCACTTCTTTTACCCAACGCCAGACAGTAGTGAACGCGATTTCGACGACCTTGAATGCGGGAATTTTCACAGGAATCGGCTGGAACTCGACCACGGCAGCCTCTGGTCTTCAGAGTTCAAACACCTTTGTTTTTGGCGGCGCAAGCTCGTTGTTCGAACTGTTCCTGAATTCATCGGCCAATTATGTTGCGCCCCCAACGATCGGAATCAATGTCGTGACTTCGCTTGAAGCGACCCTTGGTACTCTAGGGGATGGCCAGACATTCTTCGGCACACAGCCGCAAATGCTCTTAACGGCAAGTTGGCGAGGATGAAGCCAATGAAGCCAGGATATTTCAGCCGACTTCTGGGCGGCTTTTTTATTGCCCTTTGCCTGCTGACGCCCGCTCAAGCGCAGAAGTCGAAGGCGACTCTGCTAACGGAGATCGGAGTCTGCTTTCCCGACCAGATGTCGTTCTTCATCACGCCTGCGATTGTCCGCGGCTGCGTGACCGACATGCTCAATTCGTGGCAGCAATATGCCGGCGTCAATTTGCAGCAGGGCACTAATTATGCGGTACAGGCGTCCGATTACGGGCAACTGATCCGCACTACGAATTCGCTGCCCGTGGCGATTTCGATGCCGCAGGCCACGGGATCATTTGCGACCTTCAACGTTTATTTTACCAATGCCGGGACTGGGGCCGTTACCCTTACGCCGACGACTTCGACCATCAACGGCGCGGCCAGTTTTATATTAGCCGCATCGCAAAGCATCTGGGTAGTCTCGGATGGCGTCAATTATCAGGTATGGAGCGGAGCGTCCGGGGGATCTGCATTCGGCACCATGGCGGTGCAGAACGCTAGTGCGATAGACGTTACTGGCGTCACTTTGCTCACCGGATTGCCGACGCCAACTAATCCAACCGATGCGGCGAACAAAGCCTATGTCGACGCCGCGGTCACCACGGGCATCACGCCGCTGCCGTCCTTTGCCTACCTCGCGACCGCCGCCGTGCTGCCCAATACGCCGACTTATTCCAATGGAACGTTAGGCGCTGGCGCGACACTCACGGCGGGTTCGAATTCTACGCTGACGGTCGACGCTACGGTAGCACCGCTGAATGCGATCGTCCTCGTCAATAACCAAGCCGCACCAGCCCAGAACGGCATTTATTCCGTCACCACCGCGGGCTCTGGATCGGCGGCATGGGTACTGACTCGCGTCACGTTTTTCGACACTTCTGCAACCATGTTGAATGGCTCCTATATTTTCGTCACCAACGGAGCGACGCAATACAACTCGGCCTGGACACTCGGCGCGACGACGACGACAGTTGGCACCACAGCGGTTGATTTCAATCCTTTCTCGCAAATCTCGGACGTTTCAGCGACCGGCGTCACTTATACGGCCTCGGGCGGGACATCGCGCACTCAGGCAACCCGAAATGCGGAGCGGCCATACGTCACGGACTACGGCGCGAAATGCGATGGCACTACCGACGACATCAGCGCTATCAATACTGCCCTAAGTAATATTCCCTATGGTGGGACGATCTACCTGCCCAATAGCTTTTGTGCAGTAAGTTCCACCATCATTCGCACCACGCCGATCAATATCGTCGGTGCTGGGATGTACACCTCAGGATTCACGCTGCTCTCGGGAGCATCTGCAACAAGCGATACCTTCCAAATATTTCCGGCCGCGGGCACGGTAACTCGTGGCTATTCATTTACCGATATGGCGTTCCTAAACCCCTACACTTCAGGGCGTACTGCATTTCATATTAACGCGACTGCATCAGCTACGGTGAACATTGCCGAAGTCGTGTTCGATAGAGTTGAGGTATATTCTGCTTCGACCAATGCCAGCAATTATGCAATCTTACTTAATAATGGACTGGCAAACCCGAACGGCGTTCCTTTCAACTTCACCTTCAAGAATGGCATTATCAACGGAGGTGCGTTTCTTATCGATGCTGGCGATAGCCAGCGCTTCCAAAACAACATCATCACTGGTCCAAATGCCGGTATTGGCGGATCACAAATTATAGGTGCTGGAACCCTCATAATAGAAAACAACAACATTTCATCGGCTGCCGGTGGGGCGGTTCTGTCCTGCGCCTTTGCGCCAAGGATATCCCACAACGTATTTGAACAACAAGTTACCAGCCTTGAAGCAAACAACGCGATTATAGACTTAACTGCTACCGTTTGCACAGTTCAGGGAACAACAATCACTGAAAATCAAGTTCAGTCGAACGCCGGGATTGGCAATCCGACGTTGGTTCGCGTTTCATCTAATACTATCGACACATTTCTATCTGGAAATTTCATTGACGCTCCGGCGCCATACACCCCCGTGTCCAATGCAAGCGCTACTTTCATTTGCGGAAATAACATTTTCGTTTCAGGCACGCCGCATGTCGGCGGCATAGCGCCATCTTCGACCTGGGGGAACGGATGTTGATCAGAAATAGGAGAACTTCATGAAAAGACTAGCTCTATGTTTCGTGTTGCTGACGACTCCGGCATTCTCCCAAGTGACAACCTCGCCAGCGGTCCAACCGACGACCGGAATTCCCACGGAAGATGAGATCAAGAATGCCTACAGTATTTGTCAATCTCATCGTTACAAGGGTGCGTGGCAATCTGGTTATGAAGGCTGTGATGCGGTGCAGAAATCCATGGCTGCGGTGCTCGATACTTCGCACCAAAAAACCGTGCAGGACGTGGCCGTAAGATTGAAGTAGCCACATGCACCGGAGAGTCCATTCATGACCAGACGCCATCACTTCCACTATGCCACGCGTCATCAACACTATGCCGCTCTGGCTCCGCTCAACATAGGCGCGCTCAAAGCCGCTAATGCCAAGCGCTGGGCGGTCGTCAAACCGACCTGGGACTTCTCGGCCGTGGCCAAGAAGCTGTGCGATGCCAAGGCCAGATATCAGACCGTCGAAAAAGAAACCGGGGTGCCCTGGTTCTTCATTGCGGTGGTGCATGAGCGGGAAGCCTCGCAGGACTGGAATACCCAGCTCGCGCAGGGCGATCCGCTCAACCGTAAATCGGTTCACGAACCGCGTGGCGAAGGCCCGTACAAGAGCTGGGAAGATAGCGCCGTCGCGGCCCTGAAACCGATGGCTTCCGGCAACAAGGACTGGACCGCTGGCGGGTTTCTGGCAACGACGGAGCAATATAACGGGATCGGATATTTCGAACGCGGCATTCCGTCACCGTACAACTGGGCTCACACAGACCAATATCATTCCGGAAAGTATATCAGCGACGGCGTGTTCAGCGCTCACACCGTCGATAGCCAGCCCGGCTGTGCCGGTATGCTGCTGGCGATGATGAAAATCGATCCTAGCATCAAGTTTGTCGATAGCCTCGATGCGGCGCTGGACGATTTCACCAACCATCCGCCTGCGTCGATCATTAAAGATGCGTGATGGCTGAGATAAAAATTCAATTCTCGACATCGAAGGCATTTTCTTCAGATGTTATTCGACGCCTTACGCATTCTCCGTTCAGCCATGTGGACCTGATCGTACCTGAAGGTTTGCTTGGCGTATCGGGCAAGGACGATTCCATCCATGACCTCGGTGGGGTGATGGTGCGTTCGATGCAGGCATGGCCGTATTTGACCGTACCAAAGGTGGCACGCCTGCAATGTACCGATGAAGTAGCTGCCGCTGTGATCAAAATCGCACGATCGCAGATCGGAAAACCTTTCGACAATTCTGCATTGTGGTCTTTCTTCGATGATCAGGCTGTCAATGAAAGCGTCGGCAAGGAACGAGACTGGCGCGACACGAAGCAATGGTTTTGTTCCGAGCTGATCGTGTTTGCGCTGGAACAGGGCGCCCTATTTCCTTACGGGCTGGTGGTGGCGAAGAATCGAATAACGCCGGCTGATGTGCTGCTCATGATCAACGGGTTCATGCTTGCAGATAACATTCTCGAATTTGCAATGTGATGAAACAATTACAATGCGAGCACTGCGGAAATCCGATCAAGGAATTCCACAGAACTCAATGCATGTGGATGAAGGGCGGAACGCCGCCATGCGAGATCGAGCAATTTGCGCGTGACAAACATAGGACGCGTGTTGGCTGCACCCTAGCGATGATGGTTGTGGCTGGCATTGTTTTTATGGTTTGGCAGTTTCACTAGGGGAAGGGAATATTTGACGTGCTCAAAAACATTACTGAGACTCAGTGGGTGGCTTTCGTCATTGGCGCAGCTAGTTTTATCGGCGGTGCAACTGCCCAACTTACTGTCTTGTTTGGGACTCTGGGTGCAAGTATCACGGCGTCCGCATGTGCCCTGATATCGGGTGTCGCTGGCGTGTTCCTGATGGCTACCACGGGACAAGGTGCCACGATGCAGCAAGTGGCAAGGATGCCTGGAATTCAAAAGGTCCTGGTCAATGAGGATGCCAATGCGACACAAGCAACGCTGGCTGTCGATCCTGCCGAGCAGAAGATTGGACCCACTCCCGAGGCCAAGGCGGCCGTGACGGCTACAGCATCGGCCGCATCATGAAATACAAATTCGGAAAACTTCCTCGGCGTCCCGGCGCGATCAAGATCGATTTTCGTGATGTCTTCGATGTCACGAAGCTGCCGTCCCTGCCGACTACGGGATGGGGCGTGCAGCCATCCTCCAAAAATTACGGAATGCTCGGAAACGATCAATGGGGCGATTGCGTCATTGCCGGTGGTATGCATGAAAGCATCGTGCTCAACGCACAGGCCGGGAATCCCGTTCCGAGGTTTACACAGCTCGACGCACAAGATGAATACACGGCTATCACGGGCTTTAACCCGAACGATCCCGCCACCGATCAAGGCACTGACGTTCAGGCTGCTGCCGCGTATCGCCAGAAGATCGGCTACCGGGATTCGACGGGAAAACGTCACAAGATCGCGGCTTATCTCGCAGTGAATGCGGACGACTTGCCGCTCGCAGCGTACACACTCGGTGCGGCAGGATGGGGCTTCAACGTTCCGAGCAGCGCGCAGGACCAGTTCACGGCTGGGCAACCCTGGACGTTCATTCCGGGTGATCCGCTTCAGGGCTTGCACTACGTCCCGTTTGTTGGCCAAACGCCGGACGGTGACGATGTTGTTATTACCTGGTCGCGGACCCAGAGAGTCAAAAAGCCGTTCTATAATGCGTATTTCGATGAGGGCGCAGGCCACGTCTCGCAGGAGTTCCTGAACAACTCCACGCATCTTTCGCCACAGCAGTTCGATCTGGCGGCGCTTGAATCCTTCCTTGCAAAATTCGGAGTTCACACATGAATAAACCAACGCTAGATGCAGACTCGCTGAAGACAATGCTGGTGCAGGGGCTTCAAGAGCAATGGCCAAAGCAGAGTTTTGGCCGCATCACCAGCGCCAATGCTACTGACCGAAAGTTGCCAAGTGCTTGTCGTTTTATTGTGAACGCTGATGAGGGCGCTAGCTTCATGGTCGAAATAACACCCGGTCTTGGAAATTCCTCATCTGTCGGAGCACGCACATGATCATACTATCGCAAACAGGCCTCGCAGCCGCCTTCAAGGAAATCCGTTCCGATCTGGCTGCCATGTCTACCGGATGGATCAACTACAACAGCGTGATTTCCGATTCTGACCTGATGGCGGACATGAAAAAGGTCATCACAGCTTATCTCAATGCTGCACAACCCCCGAAAGGACCTTCCACATGATCAACCGTCGCTCTTTCTTGATTTCGACCGCGTTCATCGGTGCGGGCGTTATGGCCGGCTGCACGACAGCCCAGATTTCCGCTTTCCAGACCCAATGGGCGACTGTCGCTGGATCGATCCAGTCAGCAGTTGCAAACTTGGGAAAATACGTTCCGACTATCGAAAGCATTATGGCGGCGGCGGCGTCAATTGCGGGTCCAGGTTACGCAGCGGCGGTCACTGTGGGATCGGTGCTGTTCAATCAGATTGTTGCAGCTTTAACTGCGGTGGTTGGTGTTATTACGCCGCCGGCAGCAGCCCATCGGTTTGCGATGGCATCCCGGCCGATCTCGGGGCATCTGCGAACCCTGATGGCCACCACTACTCCGGTCCTGATTGGAACAACCTCGACTGGCGTGATTGTGGCTGGCTGGCACTAACATGCTGGTCATTCCGTAGATAAGGAGGCTCGTGTCATGAGAATGGAAAATGACTGAGCAGGAGTCGATAAATGGGGGCAAGCCCAATCCTGACCCGTCTATTCTTACAACTGAGAATCTTCGTCGGGAAATCGATAATCTCAAAGAACTGCTGGAAAGTCAGCAGGGCGCTCAAGATAGAACAATTGCGGCGATTCAGCATAATATCGATGGGCGTCAAGAACAGATAGATGCCGCGATCGTTCACATCACCACTCTGTTTGAAGTCAAGTTTGATGGCGTCGAGAAACAGTTCGTGGAGCGGGACAAGCGAACCGAGCAGCTTTCCATTGCAGACAAAACCGCCATCGCGGCGGCGTTGCAGGCACAGAAGGAAGCGGCTGGAGCGACCAACGAAAGCAACAGCATTGCCATCAACAAGATGGAAAACAACTTCACCACTCTGATCAACAAGGGTGAATCGCTGTTGCAGTCAGTCCAGAAGAACCTTGACGACAAGATCGCTGACTTGAAGACGCGATTTGATACCGGAGAAGGACAGAACAGGGGCAAGACCGCAGGCGTCAGTTCGATCGGTGCGTTGGCTGTTGGAGCTTCTTTTATCATTTCTATGTTAGTTGCGGTCGCTGCGTTGATCATAACATTTACGCATCACTGACCATGCATCCCCTCCTGAAATTTCGCTGCGACCGCGTTCGCGGGCTCGATGGCATCGTCCAGGTTTTTCTGACCAAGGAAAACGGGCCGCCGTCGCAGGACGAGACCGCGATTTTCAATCTGCTCAAGGACCGCCTCGATTGGGTAGACGGCCAATACTACTGGATATCGATCGAGCCTGCATTCCCGCACATCAAAGGATGAGCGAAATGCGCATTGACCGACCGACGACAGCAAACGAATACATCACATGCTCATGCTTCTGGCTCGGGTATCTGAGCGTCACGCTGTACCTGTTTTATCTTTGGTTTGAGGCGATGATCTAAGGAGAAATGCAATGGCACTCGGCGGCGTTCTACTCAGTTTTCTATATCTGCTGCTCTATATCGCCGGCGTTTGCATAGTTGCCTATGCGATCGTGTGGCTGATCACGAGCTTTCTTGGATGGTCGATCGATGCCAACGTTTACAAATGGGGGCAGATCTTCGTAGGCCTGCTGATCGTCATCGCTATCGTGGCATGGATTCTCTCAGTCGTGGGCATTGGGGGTGGCCCGCTCTACTTTCCCACAGGCTACCAGCGTTAGGCCGCATCAGTCTCAGATCGATCCGCTGCGGCCTTATCCTCCCGCGCCAGAGAGCATCTGCAAGGATTGCTGACATGCATGAACGCAAAGCGAGCGTTGTCATTCTCATCGGCACACTGGTCGTAGTCGCATTATGCATCATCTTTGGAACCATCTACGGAAAATAACTGAATATGGTGACTCTGCACATCCATCATCATCCTTACATCGATGCGGTTTCCGAGGTCGTGCGCCGCCTTGATGCTATCGAAAATCAGCTCGCCCTCATGGAGAAAAATATCATGGCTGCCATCGATGACCTGAAAACGTCTGTTGCCGCGTTTATACAGGAAGGCACTTCCGACATCGCTGCGCTCGTGGCGCAGATCAATGCTCAATCCAACCAGAATCCAGCGATTGTCGCGCTGACCCAGCAAATCACTGACGCGACTACGGCGATGCATACCGCGTTCACCGCAGCAACTGGCGTTCCGATTCCCCCGCCGGCCGCCTGACGACAAAGACCGGGCGCTGTACCGCCCGGCACCATTTTAAGGAAATCGACATGCTGAAATATCTGCTCTTGGCAGTATGCGCATCGCTATGCCTGCTTTCGCCGGCAGAAGCCCGGCACCGGCATCACCAGCATTATACGTATCACCACCATCATCACCGTCACTATCAGCGCGTTGCGCAACCGGCCTGCGCCGACCTGTTTTGCCTGTTCGGAGCGTCCCAGCAGCAGCCCGCAAGATATACCGGCAGAAGCCACAGCGCTACGCACGGCGCTGCGCATAGCGGCTTCGCGTCGCGCAGTAGCGGCTTCGCGCCGCGTAGTTGGACGGCTACGCGGCCAACCGTGGCCCGGCAAACGGTATCCTACGGGTCGTTCGATTCCGCCATCGGACGGCCGGCTCGCTATATCGCAGGAAGACTGGCCTGCGCCCTAAATGTAGGCTCGGCGTTGGCAGAACGGGGCATCCGGGGCACCGGATCTGCGGCGGCCCTTTCCTATCTGCACTGGGGAAGGTCGGCCGGCGGACCTGTACCCGGCGCCGTGATCGTATCCTCACGCCGGGGCGGGGGACACGTCGCGATCGTGTCACGGGTCGTGAATGGTCAGTTGATGGCCTGGAACGCCACCGGTGGGAACCGGGGCTGGCAGGAGATCCCGTACCGGCTCCGGGTGCTTGATTATCGGGTTCCGGGATGAAAACAGCCTTCATCCTGCTCGCGCTCACGGTCTCGGCCAGCGCCGGCGACGGCAAGCCGATCGGCCATCAAAAACCCGGCAAGATCACTTGCGCCATGGTGCGGGAAGCCGTGGCGATACTCGGGGAAGCAGCGGCTGAACAGATGGCGCTTGATGCCCATGCGTCCGAGGCGCGGATTGAACGAGCGCGGCAGTGTTTGAAAAAGCCATGAAGATCAGTCTGATCATCTTCGGCATGGTGGCGTTTCTCGGCAATGCAAATGCCCGCGATCTCGGCCAATGGGAGAATTCCGACCCGGTCATCAGGGAATGGTTCCGGTCGCTGATGCGGCCAGATCATCCGAAAGAACCGTGCTGCGGTGAGGCTGACGGATACTACGCCGACGAAGTTCACGTCCGCAATGGCAAGACGTTTGCGACCATCACTGACGACCGACCCGACAAACCGCTCGGGCGACCGCATATCGACATCGGAACGGAAATCGAGATTCCTGACATAAAGCTGAAATGGGACAGGTCGAATCCAACTGGGCATACGCTCGTGTTCCTGGGTGGTGGCGCATACGGGCGGTATGTCTTCTGCTTCGTCCAGGGAAGCGGTATCTAGACCGCGCCATCTTCCTCTCTTAAAATCACCGGAGAAAACCGATATGCGCAGAATTATTGCGACGTGGGTCTTTGCGCTGTTGGTTGCGCTATCGTGGCATCAGGCGAACGCGCAATCTTCTCCCACCCTCTTGCCGGGAGGATGCGGGACCGCAAGTTATCCTAATAACTCGGGCTATCTAACGATTGATTCAACGGGACATCTTTGCACGTCTGGTTCTGGCGGGGGCGGGGGCGGCGGCGCGGTCACCAATGCCGGAACGTTCGCGGTGCAGAATACGGCGGCAACGCCTACAGGCACCAACACCATTGGCACGGTCGGGCAGCTTCCGTATCCGGTCGGCGCTGTTCCGATCACGGCATCAGCTACGGGCACCACGGCGGCGACCACGGCAACACTCACGAATGTTACGGGCCACACTACTTACATTTGTGGCTATTCGATCCGCGCCAACGCCACCGCCAACACCAATGTCACTGATACCGTGACCGGAGTTATCACCGCAACGATGAGTTCTATTCTATGGGTTCCGGCCAATACGGCAGGACTTGGAGTCGATGAGCAAATCTTCTCCCCCTGCATTCCAGCAAGTGCGGTCAGTACCAGCATCGCCGTCGTCTCGGGTGCCCCTGGAACGGGTGGTCTCGTATCTGTCAAGGCTTGGGGCTATTCGCTGTGAAACGGCTCTTTGCTTCCATCGTTGCGGCTGCGCTTTGCTTTCCCTCGATCGGCGCATGGGCGTGGTGGCAGTCGGTTCAGCAGGTGGGGATCAGCGCGGTTACGCTCCCACTCGATGGAATATCGACTGGCGTTAAAGTCTGTTACAGCACGCGCCAATTGCTGACCTCTTATGCTGGCAACGCGATGCAGGTCACGCGGTCCAGCGACAGCACGACTTCAAACATCGGTTTTTCGTCCAACGTTTTGAACACGTCGGCGCTCTCGACATTTTGCAGCGGTACGACATGCAAGGTCACAACTTGGTATGATCAATGTGGCGCTGGAGACAATGCGACCAGTGCAGCGGCCGGGGCTCCGATCATTTATCAGTCTGGAGCCGTCACAACGCTTAACGGACAACCAGCTCCGCTGTTTGTTTCGGCCACTCCGACTTACCTGACGACGACCATAACCGCTAATCCGGTCAACACCTTGTACCAGAACGCCGTGGTGCTAAACACAGCGACATCCGCGGCCCAGGGAATAGCTTCTGGCTCAGTGAGCGCAGCACTAGAGTGGCGGGTGGACTCTACCGCTCCGCAAACTCTTCACTTATTGAAGGCCGCGACAGCCACTATTGACACTTCACTAACATCAAACCCCCTCACGGCATCGGTCGCAGCCGTGGTTGAAGTTCAATACAATTCATCAACTGGTGCTATCGCATTTTGGGTCAACCGAACGACGGCAGGAACCAACACGAATGCTCAAACGCTGACGGCGGCAAATCTTTATCTCGGGTACGGGGATGGTGATGCCTCCTGGAGCGGAGAAATCGGCGAGTACATATCCTATGATCTCGCCGGAGGAATACCTTCCGGGTCTCGAACCTCGATAGAAAACAACCAGCAGACTTACTGGGGCACTCCGTGAAGTCACTTCTTAAAGCGCTGGAACGGTTTCTCGATGAAGTGCCAGGACATCAGGGAGAAGCCAATCGTCAAGGGGAGCGAGGCCGAAACGATCGACAACCAGGTCGCCCTGCCGTGCATCAGCGACGCGATGGTTTGCTGAATCGGAAACGCATAGATATAGGTTCCGTAGGAATAGTCGCCGCTGCTCACAACGATGGTCCGGGCAGGATTCAAAAGGCCGAGATAAACCGTCAGGTAGGCCGTTAATATCGGCGATAAATAGACGAGGTAGTCGAACCGCATCAGCACCATTCCGGCAACGGCTGCAAAGACGGCAATGCCGGGATGGTAGGGAATACGGGCTCGGTAGGAATAGAGCACCGCGCCGGCGAGGAAATTGAGAACGAGCAGCCGCCCGTTGACGGTGCCCATCGGGGCTGCATTCACGCCCATGGCGATGTTGATGAGTGCCGCGATCGCCGTGACGACGACAAGACACGCCAACATCCGTTTGCCGGCGCCGGTGAATATCCCGAGTACCACCAGAACCGAGATCAGGACATAGCATTCGAGTTCAAAGGGCAGCGTCCAGAGAGAGGCGTTCACGACATTGGGTATCTGGTTGTCCAGGAAAACGCCGGGCAACACAAAATGCACCCAGCCAACCATGTTCCCGAAATAGCTGTAAAAGTTCCTCGTCGTGAAATAAGTCGACAGCGGCAGCTGGGTCAGCAGTGGGCCCAATATCAGCGCCGACAAGATGATCTCAACGGCGAGTGCCGGGAACAGACGAATGACCCGAAGCCATAAAAAAACGCTGAGAGTGACGCGGGTTTTGCTCGCGGAAACCAGAAATCCACTCAGCGCAAAGAAGCATGGCAGTATGAGTTGAAGAAACAATCCGGGCCATCTCGTCCAGAAGTCCAGAGCCGCCTCTGGACCATAAGCGACGGGATAGGAATGCCAGCCGACGATCAGACAGGCCAGTATGATCCGCAAATAATCAAATCCTGATGATCGGCCTTTGACTTCCAGCCAGCGGCCCTCGATCGTCTGCCCTGAAAAAATGCCGTCAATATCGTTGCTGGTCCGCATCAACATAAAAAGCTCCAGCTAACCCGCTTCCATGGAACACTGAATGGCCACCGGTGACATCATAGCATGAAGCTGCTTCGCGCTCTCCTGATCTTCTGCGCCGTCGCCTTCTCAGGCTACGCCCATGCAGCCGTGGGCGATCTGGTCGCGACCTTATCCATTACGGGGGCACCTCCGGGTGCCAGCTACACGCTGACCAATAATCCCAACGGCTATTTTGCGATTCAAAACGGCAACCAGTTGGTCGAGGCGGTTAATACCCCGATTGGAACCTATTCGATTGGAATCAGGGTGACTGCGCCGGGGGTTTTGGCCACTCTGCCGGGGTTTTTGGTCACCCAGCAGTTCACGCTCAATTACGCTGGCGGGCCGCCTCCACCTCCGCCCCCGCCTCCGCCACCTCCGCCACTTACGTCGTTGATCGCAGCATCTTCCTACAGCCTGACGACTGGACAGACCGCGCTTATCCAGTTCACATGGAACACCGCAGTCCTTGGCTTTAACCTCCCGGCTGTCAACATCTCAACCGGCGGCGCGTTATCGAACCTGCTTCAGCAGGATAGTGAGCATTTTACTGCCGTCTTTACACCGACCACCAACACGGTTGGCACCGCTTCCATTCAGGTTCTACAAAGCGGGCATGGTGGCGCGGTCTATTATGATTCGGGTGGCGATGCGACATCCGCAAGCAACACTATCGCGATTGCGATCAATACAACGCCGCCGCCCCCGAGCCAGTTCTTCGTTGGCGTCAATTTTTCGGGGATGGAAAGCCAGTATCCTCTTGTCGTTGGCCTTCCGGAAATCACCTACTATGCCAACCGAAACCTGAAAATCAATCGCCTGCCAATCGGCTGGGCGCAGAATAATCCTCAGTTCGGTACGGTCGGTATACAGCATGCACTCAATGGGCCTCTTGATACTACCGGAACATATATCAATGGCGGCAGTTACGTTGCCGCGCTAGATGGTGTTCTAGCCAATATGGCGTCGGTTGGCAGCAAGGCCATAATCGACCTGCACACGTTTGGCGGCGGTCCTGGGCTGGCGGGAAGTTTCTCGATCTCATCATTGACTTCAGTTGGTTCGCTGGTCACTGCGACCTATTCCGGAACGTCTGCGCTGATCAACGGCATCACCGTCTCGGTTGTTGGTAGTGGTCTCTCGCTCACTAACTATGCAGGTGACGCTTATAACGGTTCTTGGACAATCTCCAACGTTACAGGGACCACCTTTCAATACACAGCAAACTCGACCCCCACGAACTCTCCCGCTGTTGCGCCCTACGGCAATTCTCTTCAAGGACAAGAGACTTCCACAATTGGATCAACGCGCCTTCCCAATTCCGCCTATGCCTATCTCTGGCAGCAGATTTCCGCGCGCTACAAAGGCAATGCTGGTGTCTATGCCTACGGCCTGATGAACGAGCCGATCAATGGCTTCAATTCAACCCAGTTGATGGGCGCCTACCAGGCCGCGATCAATGCCATCCGCGCCAACGGCGACAACACGCTCATCATCGTCGATGGCGTCAACTATTCGGGCGGCTGGAATTGGGAGTCGGGAACAGGACAGCCCTACAACAACACAAATCTTTACCAGCTCACCGATCCCGCCAACAATCTAGTATTCGACAATCACAACTACCTCGACAACAATTCCAGCGGGCAATTTTTTTCGTGGGCCAATGAAATCGCAAAGCCTGGCGCAGCGCCTCCCGGCACACCGACGAGTGCCACGATTGGCGAAACGCGGCTCAATGGTTTCCTGCCGTGGAAAGCGTCGCACAACGTCAATGCGATCCTCGGTGAAATCGGGTGGAGCAATGATCAGCTAGCTAACGGCGGCAATGACAATTACGCGGCGTGGAACACGGCTGCATACAACACGATCGCTCTGGCGCAATCGAACCAGGTCCCTGTGTTTGCATGGGGCGCTGGTCCCAACTTCAATCCGGGAATGGCTTTCTATCTGGGGCCGTCATCCGTAGCCAGTCCGGGCGTAGCTAATTTCTCATCGGCGGGTTTGCAATCAACGTTGATGACGGTGCTGGAGCAATTTTCCGGCTACACGGGTCCGCAGCCGCTAGCCTATCGCGTCGATCTTCCGACCATCGTCACCACGACCGCCAATCCTGACGCGCCCAAATTACAGATCGTCAATATCGGAACGGTCGGAAGCCAGGTCACCAATAATTTCGCCGTTCGCTACAACGGGACGATTCCTTCGGGCGGCGTCACGATCACGCCAGGGGCGACAAGAGCCGACAACGGAGCGAGCGCTGGAGGGACCGTCACTCCGCCCAGCGTGACGCTGCCTGCCGGAAATAACGCCATTGGCTATTTCACGTATACGCCTGCCGAAGCCGGCTTGCTCAATATAGCCGCGACCAACAACGGCGGTTGGATCAATCCTCCGGCAGTTCAGATTACGACTGGTGCAGTCATAGCGCCCAGTGTCGCGATCCCGCCGCCATGGACTGGAGCGAATCTCTCGGGAATGGAATCTACCAATCCCGGAGCGATCTATCCGGTCAGTCAGGGCGCCCCTCTCGCTGGCGTCTACAATGACTCTTACATGGCGTACTATCATAATCGTGGCATGAACATCGCGCGCCTTCCGTTCAAGCGTGAGCGAGTTCAACCAAGGTTGTTCGGTGCGCTCTCCAACACTCTTTCGTTCGGTGGAGCGTCGGGCCTTGATGCGCTCGATAGCGCCGTCAATGACGCCGTCAACAGCGGCATGGTAGCCGTTCTTGATGTTCACGATTACGGCGGGACGCTGGTTACGATTGATATTTCCTCGGTGTCGGTCACCGGCACCACGGCGACCTGCACCGTCGCCGACACCACGATCCTCAATGCCGGGGCCACGCTCACACTTGGCGCCACGGCGACCACCAATCCGACGCCGACCTATGCCGGGGCCATCACCATCATCAACGGCACGACGTTCACGATCCCGGTCCCAAACGGGACGCCGTCGTCCGGGGCGACAACGGGGACATTTTCTGCTCTTGTTGGAACGGCGGGGTATAGCAACGCTGCTATTGCTGACTTCGAAACCAAATTGATGGCGCGATACGCGCCTCTATCACCGAACATAATTCTTGACGTGATGAATGAGCCGAATTTCGTCACGGCGTCCGTGATGGCAACGGCAACTCAGGCGATAATCACTAGCGTCCGGACTAACACGTCTTTCACTGGATATATATTTGCCGAAGTTGGTGGTAGCTACTCAAAGGCAAGCCTGTTTTCTACCACGCTCAACAGCGTTGGATCGCTCCTCACCGATCCACTCAATAAAATAGTTTATGAAGTTCACAGCTATCTCGACGCTGGAGGCAGCGGTAGTAGCCCATATCCATCCGCGACCGGCGTTGGCGCTGTTTCCTTGATCGACGCGACCGAGTACGCGCGGGCCAATGGGTTGAAGCTTTTCCTCGGGGAGTTCGGAATATCCGGCGTAACCTCAATGATTACCGAAACTGAAGCACAGTTAGGTTATATCAGCGCCAATCCCGACGTTTGGGTTGGCTGGACGGCATGGACGACAGCGCCCTATGTCACGTTGCCTAGTCAAGTGAACACCCCTCCGTTCCAGTTTCCGCCCCCAGGTGGCGTGGTTACAGACGAACCGAATATGCCTGCATTGATCAGTGCAGGCTTATCTTCATTCTTTGCTGCGGCACCTACCGGCATCAACATGAATTGGGTGGCGGGATGGGACGGCGGACAGATTCCTGCCACCACATCGTCAGGCACGGTGCTGACTGGCCCGATGACGGCGCAGGAGCCGAACATCGACGGGTCCGGGACGACGACGTTCACACTGATTTCCAATCCCGGCAGTCTATTTTCGATCAACGGATCGAACGAGCTTGTTCTTGCCGGGACGCTCGCGAACCTGACGACCTATCCGATTTCAATTCAGGTCACGAACTCGCACGGCGTTTCGGGCACCTTCGTCGTGGACATCATCTGCAACAGCGTCGTGACAATTGACCCGACTACGATCGGATCGGGCATCTACACGCTGTCAAACGGCAATCTTACCATCCTGCACACTGGCGCCGGGAGCGCCGTTCAAACGGTTCGTATCACCAAGAGCAAGTCCGGAGGAGGTCCGTTCTATTTCGAACTTCATTACGACAGCGGATTTACTCAAGGCAATCAGCCATTGCTTTTTGCAAGAAACTTCAACGATCCCCTGACCCCTCCGGGCTATTGGTACCTGTCCGGATTCGCAGTTCAGTCCAATTTCGCAAGCATTCAATCCACCGTTCAAGGCACAGTCGCCACTATGACTTTTGCGTCAACCGCCCCTGCGGCGGGAGATACGGTGGGCTTTGCGTGGGCTCCCGGTAGCTATCTTGGCGTTCGACTCAACGGCGGAAATTGGAACAACAATGGCGCGAACGTTCCCGCCACGGGCGCGTTGAATATCTCTTCGCTGCCGCAGCCGCTATTTCCGTCTTACTATGCCTATCAGAACGGCGAGGGTGCGACCTTCAATTTCTGCGCGACGAGTTGCACCTATACGATCCCGAGCGGATTCAGCAAACTCAACTTCCTGCTCAAGCGCGACATCGATCCATCCTCCAACGACAACGATCCAGTCGGGTTGGAGAAGGCGGCGTAGCATCAACGTGCGCTTATTGGCCAGGAGCGGGGATGGGTTCTTTGCAAAAAGCGCAAAGAAAGGTCGTCGCTTAGAAGTGTCTGACCATGGCGCTTGCAGGAACCTGCAATATGTGCTTGAAAGATGGTGGCCTCTGTCATTTGAAGATTTCACTAAGCCCCGGCGTCTCACCGCCGGGGTAAACCTCTCTCTGCTCAGGAACGTTTAGAGGAAAACTTGCCCGTCGTCGCGACGGTATAGATCAGGTCGCCCAGGCAGGTGGCCGCGAGTTCATCATATTCCATTTCGGCCGTCACGCCCCGAGTTCTTGATGCTCTCGGCCCGGTCCTTGGCGTGCGTCCATTCGATAAAGCTGGCCAAAGCATAGGCCGTATGAAGATCCATCCTCATTCCTCGGTCACGTATGTGGATGAGCATTATCGCCAAGTGAATCCGCGGGCACGCTCAACGATCTTAATGCTCGGCTGCCATCCTTCATTGGCGAGGCGGACTATATTTCTCCAAACGTCGCCGTGGCTTAGGGAATGCTGGATAGAACAGCTTCCTCTGCAAGCTGGGAGATGGTTCTCTGTCATCATGTGACATTTACCGCCATCTAGGCAGAGCTCAATTGTTCTGCTCACTTTAGATCCCCATTCGAGAGGGCCGAAGCGCGCGCGCTTCGGCCCTCGCGGGCCTTGAATAGCTCACGCCAAGCTCGGTTGGCGGCGTAATACGTGGGCAGGTCTCCGGCCGCTTTGGCTATACTCGACAAGGCGGTCACCTCAAGCCTCGCCAGATCGGCGACGGCGGCATTGGTTGAAGGTTGTAATAATCGGCGATCGCTTTCATGACCGCATCGCTTTCACGCCGTAGCGGCTCAATTGCTTGGTAATATTCTCGGGTTCGGTGCCGTGCGTAGTCCTTGTCGTTCTTTCCCCAGCGTTCAATAGCCTCCACCATCTCGCGCTCAGCTTTGGCGATCAGACCGTTGAGATGCGCAAGATGTTCGCGGCTCGGCTTCAATAATTCCTCATCTATCGCCATCAGATGAATCCCTTATCTTGCGCCAGATCGGCGACGGCCTTGCTGATTTCATCTTCCATGCGCTTCTTGGCTCGGGGTCAGGGGTAATCTCACGGGTAAAACTCAAAAATCGCAAAAACGCCAATGATTTCAATGGAGTTCGAATTCAAGCACCTCCGCCGCGCCTTGTGTCACGCTGTATCTTCCTGTTTCAAGTAAGGCCGCTTCTCTTTGTGTTTCTTGAATAGTTTTCAATTTAGTGTCCCGTGCTGTGTCTTGCCGTTTTTTCCCGTTCCAGCGCTGGATCAGGGGTAGCGTCATGGGCTAGATTTTCCGAAGTGGTCGCCTTTAGTTCTTCAACATACCGGGCCAAGGACTCGCCGGTTATCACGGCCTTGGTGCCTATGTTCACGCGAACGAGTTTGCCTTGGTCGATCAACCGATAAAGCGTCGAGCGGCTAACGTTTCCCAGCTTCATGGCGGCGCCAGACAGATCATAGAGTGGCTGATCGATCGTCTGCGTCATGGGTTACGGTCCGCCGGAGGGTGTTGGGATGCCTTGCGCGCCTCTTTTGCTAATTTAGTCAGATGCACTGCAAAGGCGATGAGCGCATCCTCAATGCAGGTCTCGCCTCCGCGTCGGAGGTCTGCGGCAGTGCGCCAGGCCGCGAGTTCGACATGCATCATAGCCTTGTCGTAATCAGCCATGGTCATTTGTCCTCTGCCGGAGAGAGTGCTGATGCCTCGACTTGAACCATGTGCGTGAAATGCCAGCCGCCATCAGCCTTCGGCACGCATTCTCTCAAAATCCACGGGACAAGCGTCGTGGCCCAATCCGAATAAGCGATCCAGCCGCCGGCATTCATAGCGTTGATGTCAAACACTCCGGACTTACCAAAGGTCGATCCATCGGGGCGGTTTTGAAAACCTATCCAGTGCGTATGGCGATAGCGGACGCGCATCGGAACGCCCGGCTTTGTCCATGGGCCTTCCCATTGAACACGGCATAGTCCAAAGGCTGGCAGTTCTGGCGCATTCCATCGAAATTTGATGCCGGTACGTTCAAGGCATTCCCGCATTAGCGTTGGATTGGTGTAGCGCTTGCGTTCGAAGTCGCCCATCAGCTGGCGTACTTCATCGAGCGTCAAACCCGCAATGGCCGCGAGCGCGCTAGGACCGCAGTTGCAGCCCCATTCGTCGCTGGCGCGTTCGGCATCGGAGAGAGAAAACCGTAGCGTCATCGCTTGTCCTCTGCCGGAGAGAGGGCTGATAGGGTCATGTGCGCGTCCCACCCAAATAAATAGGGACCAAGCCATGAAGTCGTTCAACTTCTTCCAAAAGGAAGAGTCCATTTTGGTGCGAGAGTTGATTTCCATCAGCAACGTGGGTTCGAAGCGCCGATATATATTCCTCGGTCTCGGTTTCCTTCGACTTATTCGGGAAAACTCCCAAACGAATATCACGCGCGATTTGTGCTGCTTTATTCATTGATTGTCCTCATGATTGCCCGGCCGATGATTTCGGGGATTTGTGGGACGACGGCATTGCCGAGGGAGCTAAGAGCGTCCACCCGATTGGGAACCCCATCAGCCACTCGATCCAGCGTGGGTTCGCCGGCAAGCGTATTCCAGTGCGCGCTGCTAACTGCGAGCGCAGACGAATGTACGTATTCGGGATTGAAGTACCGGCCATGTGCCGCAACATCATATCCATCTCCTTTTGACCGGCGGGTTTTCGGTCGGTGCTCGTGGGGGTATGCCACAAGAAACAGCCGCTCTCGTGAATGTGAGGCACCCAAGGCGCATGCAGATAGCACCGACCATTCCGCATCGAACCCGCACTCGGCCAAGTCTCCGAGAACGTCTCCCATTCCGCGATTAAGCAGCCCTGTGGAGTTTTCCACGATGACGAATCTAGGTCGTATCTCGCGAATAATTCGTGCGTATTCGACCCAGAGGCCGCTTCGCGTGCCACGAATGCCGATTTTCGGGCCGACCCTTGTGATGTCCTGGCATGGGAATCCTCCGCAGATGACATCGATTTGAACATCTCCTGTTGCTGCATTTGCGGCGAGACGTTCTGCGGTAATGGTTCTAACATCCTCGTAACAGGGTACGGTTGGCCAATGCTTTGCGAGGATTTTTCGACAGAAGGGATCGATCTCGCAGAACGCGACGGTTCGCATTCCGGCTCTTTCGAGCCCGAGGCTGAAGCCGCCAATTCCTGAGAAGAGGTCGAGGACATTCAAGGTGTTCCCCGGTCTGCCAGAGGGAGGGCTGTTATCTTGATCTTCTCCATCATCCGTTCGACAAATTCAGCCGACGACATTTCGTAAAATGATTTTCCCGGATTTTCCGCCTCAAACTCCTTTATGACTTCCTCAGCCATATCCTTTGAGATCATCACCTTCATGGTGTGCCCTTTCGATCTGCCGGAGACAGCGCGGCTATGACCGCCTCGGCATAGTCAAAGTGAAGGTTGCAAGTACGCTCGTTCACTTGTGAGAAGTCACAAAATAGATGATCTTCCGGAAAGTTTTCGGCAATCCACTTGTTCGACGTTTCATATATTGCGCGAGCAATTCGGCCCTTCAATTCTTCGATATCATCGTCAGTGCCAATGATGATTTTCATGGTTACTCTCGATCCGCCGGAGGGTGTGTGTAGGGGCCATCCGGGCGCGTCCTGATGCCGGCTCGCGTGCAATCGCAACGGCCGGTATATGAAAGCGTCCCGCAGGCGCGGCAAAAGATGGGGCTTCCGTCGAAGGCCACGCCGCATTCGCAAAAAATAGCCCGCGTTTTTAATCCTAAAAGGCTGTAGACGCGCCAAATTCGACAGCCTTTGGCTGGAAAGCAAAACCTAATATGTTTCAAAGCTTGGAATCTGGCTCTAAGCATTAGGCTTAGACCGCCCTTATATTCCCAGAGCCAACCTTCGTAACCACAATCGTCATTGCTATGCATTCGATTAACGGAACACGACCGGTAGCCGGCACTTTCAACTTTTCCGGTCACGGGATCGCGATCTTCCTCTCGTTTTCCTATAACGGGATGGTGGCATTCTAAGGCACCAAACCATCTGCGCTGCGCCCATCGACAATCTTTGCAAGCCTTCATTTGCTACTTTCCCTCCGTCGATGGGGTCGAAAGTGCCGACACGTAAGCCTCGATGGCGGTATTGGCCAAACCAAACGCAAAGCCTGACGAGCCGAGCCCAGGCTTCCAAAAAGGGTGCTTCATGATGGCTTCTTGAACTGCCGCGACCACTTCCGGGTCTGGCGTTCCTTGGGCAGGTCGATACCATGGATCGTCAACCACATATTTATCTGTAGGAAGCGGATCAAGCTTCACGGCCCCTTTGGCACGACCGCCGATGTCCGCCGCCGTGAAGGCGGGTAGCGCGTCGATTTCGCACAAGATCGATTCCGTGACTTGGAGAGTTTCGTCCGGTTGACCGATCAGGACTTCACGGACCTTCGACCGTTCAAGATAAAGCGTCGTGGCTTCCCTCTCGCTCATGCTGCGCTCCCCTCATTGGCGCTGGGCGGGGATGGAACAAGTTTCCAGTCACGCTTCTGCAATTCTTCAAGAGCATTCATAGCAAACTGGCGACCTTCCCAATCCGTACCGTGTTTGTGGTGGCACATCCTGAGATAGCCCCAGCACTCGCTCAGCAGCCGATAGACCTCAGCGGTGTCATCGACGTTGAATGCGACGGGCTTCGGCTGTCCGACAAATTTCTTTCTTGGTTCGCTCATGTCTCCCCCTCATTGGCGCTGGCCGGGGAGAGGGCGGCGCGATCAAGGCGCTCAATCTCAGCGACGATCAGCGCGGCCGCAATAATGAGTTTGCGGCGCCGACTTTTCTTAGGCTTGAACCAATGGTCGGACCAGGATTGCGGCCACAGATCGGAATAGGACGTGTAGGGCTTATAGCCGACGCCCGCGAACTCTTCGGCCTTAAAAGCGCGCGTAGTGGCAGCATAGCAAGCCGCAGCATCAGCGAGTTCGCCCCGGTCATGCTCGTCATCGTGTGCCAACGTCCAGCCTTCTTTGCTGATCTGGCGCTGGCGCTCTTTGGCGATGTCGTCAAGTGCGCTCATATCGCCATGACCGTCGAGTAAATTGCGGAATAGATGGTGCGGACAGCTACGCGATCCAATTCCTTAGCTTCCTCTGAAAGATCGTCATACGGCACCATTAGTTCTTCGCCGGTTTCCAGTTTGCGAGAAGTCACGCCAGCCTTGCGTTTTGAATCCATCCAAGACTCGTGAACCTTAGCGCTGACAACTTCGATATCGGGTAAATTCATTTTTGTTTCTCCTGTATGTGGGGCAGTGGCATCTCTCCCGGCTCGGCAGCGGCCCGCACCGGGGGCGGGGCGCCGGCCTTCATCATCTCTCTTGCGACGATGACCTGAATAGATGCTTTTTTACGCGCGTAGGGCCAATTCTCCGGCAGGGCGACGATTTCATGCTCCCGCGCGTCGCCGCCTTGAGGCCGCACCGGGGCGGGTGGGGTGGCGATAAATGCGCGGCCAGCATCGGTTAGATAGACGACGGAATTGTCCGTATCTGAATCATGCGTGACGCGCGTCAATTTGCGCTTGCTGGCTTGGTTAAACGTGTCCAAGGGTTCGGCGTCGTCACAGAAATAGTTGATCCAGTTCCACTTGTCATCGTTACCGCTGGTCTGGCCACCGGCTGCTGCAAGGATCGATAAGAACGATCGCAATTTGTCCTCCCGCGCGTCGCCGCCTTGAGGTTGGTGGGCGCTCCCCGGCGAATCCGAGGGCGGGGCGGCGTAGACCGCTACATTATAAAATTCACTCTCCATAGGGGAGGTCCACGCCACGCCACCCCTCTGGCCGGATTGATAGGCTTCGATATGAACAGAGTTCATCCACGCGACCGGCTTCGCATCCTGCTCACGCGGGATGGCGGCGTTGGCCGAATCATCCTCTGGGTAGCCGTCAGAGGGGTATTGTTTTTGGTTCATTACACGTCCCCTCACTGCGACTGGAGCGGGTGCGCGGAGAGCGGCGATGACCATTCTGTGTTTGATGATCGTCTGCGCGAATTCCTCGTATCCAGCCGCTTCCATTTTTCGGAGACCGGCTTCATATTCGTCTGCCAGCTTAGCGACCATGCAACGACCGTGGCGCGGGCAAGTGCAGTTCGGGTATTCACATTCCCTAAAGTTCGTCTCTCGCTCGCTTGCGTGGTCTGTCATGGCTTTCCTGCCTTCGGTCCTGCCACAAGAGCGCGTAGCGCTTGCTCAGCCGTGTTGCAGATGTCATCCAAATCAGCGTCTTCATTCCATCGTTGGTCGCGGATACCTTCAAGACACCTGACCAGCGCGTCGTGATTATTCACGGCCTTGACGACCAGATCTGCGTTGGCGATGCCTTCAGCATCATTCCATGCCCAAACGCCGAAACCGCAATCGAGGATTCCCTGACCGTCATCGGCGCCGATCCCGACCAGCTTGCGGCCATCCGTTGTCGTGAAAACTCTCCAAGGTGTTGGCGTGCTAGTGCTCATGGCGTTTCTCTCCCGTGGGATCGATCTCGTTGTAGTAAGCCGACATCTAGCGGTTCAGCGCTCCGGGCGCGTGTTCAAAAGTACATCCATCATTTTACGTCGATTCCAGTTTTTCCCTGCGCACAAACTAAACAATCCACATGCGTTCATTTGGATAGTTCAACTTTACCGACACGACGCTGCACTGACTGAGCGGCTAAGTTCGTCCTCCGGCTAGTCGATGAAGAAGCGTAAATCATAGGCTTTGCCAATATTATCGGATGGCGCGACGTGCTCGCGAAGGTCGCGCTCAAGCTCGCTGTTATCCTCATCCTTGTGGCACGCGACCCGTGTGATGAAGGCGTGGACCGGCACACCATTCTCGGTTGTGCCCTCCCATATCCTGGCCTGCATCACCCCACCACTGCGTGATCTCAATTCGACGATCTTGGTCGTGCTCTGTAACGTCATTTTCATCGTGTCGTTTCCTTTTTGCTGTCTTCCGAACTTAGCCTCTATCGCCGATACTCAGTCACTCACGCTCAAGTTGTACTATCCATCCCGTTTCCAACGCGTCGCAATCGTCAGCACGACGATCATCCGCATCGAGACCGGATCGCCGCGCGCCGCATAAAGTTCAACGGCGCAACTGAGGGGATTGATGCCCAGGCTTGCCCAAAACTCGGCTTCGTTGCGGTTATGTTGGGCTGTTTTCGCCAGGCGATGGCATTGGCTGCATAATGAAAGCGCCCACTTGTCATGAGGCTTCTTCCCGAGGCCGCTCGCCTTGCCATACGCTGCACTTGAAAGACGTAGGTGAGCGGCCTCAGACAGTTCCATGCCGCAGGAAAGGCAGGGCATTTGCCTGATAAGGGCCAAATAATCGGCATCTCCATGGTCGGAGGTTCGCGCTGTCGCGGTCGGCGCGGTCGCGCGTTTGAGTAAATCGCCGGGTTTCGAATCGTGAACGATGCGTTGCGGTCTGATCATTGGAAGTCCGATTTGGATAGTACAACTCAAACGCGACGACGCTTCACCGACTCAGCGGCTAAGTTCTAAGCGCCGCGTTTGGTTACGACGTCAATTCCTTGACGATCCACATAATTGACTGTTCGAGCGACGTGATTGCTAGCGAGTTGTAGCGACCTGGCTTGACCTTGGCGAACAAGGTTTCGAGCACGGCGGCTTCGTCCTTGATTGCGTCGTGCAGCGACTTTTCTTCGTTGCTCAACGCTCGATACTTCGGGCGAAAGCGGCTGACTTCAATCGCCGTGTCGGCCTGCCGGCCATCCGGTTGTCCTTCGTAAACGTGTGCCATCAGATGAATCCTTTATCCTG